CTAGTGCGCTATCTTTTGTGGGAGTTTCAACACCCATCTTGACTAGGTGTTCGTGAATCTTTTGACCCAACTCTGGATCAGTTTTAGTTTTGTTATAAGACATATTTGTTTCCTTCCTTACACGGATATGTTAATGTTGTTTGTAACCTTTGTGTTACATTCTTATTTATCAATACTTCGCCTCACGAGTATGTTTTCTATAGTCACTACTAATACGAAGATACTTACTACCGTTGCCTTCAAGAATGTCACAGATACGATCAATGGTTCCATCAGTGTAGTCACTAATCTTGCCCATGTTCGGATGTGCCTTTCGGAGTAGAGGATCCAACTTAGCGATAGCATCATCAATAGACCACGGAATGTAAAGACGCTCTGGGTCGTTTGCGAAAGTCTCAGGGAAGCTACGATACGCAGGATACAATACATTGCAGCCCAAAGCATCAGCTTCGCTTACCGTGTTGCTTACCCAGTCTTGCAGCGCACAGTTGAACACTACGCGGCTATCGTTGACAATTTCATAATACTTGTTCTTGTCAAGATTGTCATAGATAACAAGCTTGCCTTCTTCTGCCATCTTGCGAGTACGAGCCATGTAGCTATCGTTATTAGACTTCAACTCGCCGCCGCTGCAAACAACAAACTCAACATCCTTACTAGGATAACGCACATGCCATGCGTCAATCAAGTCCATGTAGAAGTCGGGCTGCTTCTCTTGATCCCAACGTGCAGAAAACACTACACGCAAACGACGGTCATTGAATGGCTTAATCTTACCACCAACACGCTCAATAACCTCATCCTTACCAAAAGCAAGACCTGAGATATTGTAGATAGGAGCTTCCCAGCCTGCAATCTTCATGTGTGCAACCATTTCTTCGTTAGTTGCAAGAATTCCGTCTGCGAACTCGTTGACCATCTTCTCATATAGTCCCATCCACTTATCCATTCCCCAGACATGAACAAAGTCATCGGGGTCAATAGATTGTGCGAGACAACGAACAAAGATACGAGGCATATTGTCTTCATCACATTGGTCAATGATGTAAGGCAATGATTCAATGCCCGGCTGGAACATATCTTCAAAGTAGATAACATCCTCGCTAGTGACTTCACCCTGCTGCATCATCTTGACGAGGTTCATCATTTGACTCATGCCAAAGTATGAACGACCATGTGCGTCAAGAACCTGACCAGTTACAATCTTTTGGCTGTTATCAAGTGTTTCGCCAGGGACGTATACAACGTCAATGCCGCGCTTTTCAAAGACGCGGCGATTCCAATCAGTAAGTTGTAGTGTGTACCGAGCGTTGTACGCTTCAAGTCCCATGTAAAATAGTTTACGCATTATCTTTTCTTTCTATATCTTCTTCAACACATTCGTTGCCGTATTGTATTTCAATAATCTTTAGTGGCTTATCTGTTTCGTTAGCTAGGCGATGCCACTGATTAGTAGCAATGTGTATATTCTGAAACTTCTTATACACTCCGTCTAATTCTTCATCCGAGCTACTATTAATAGTATACACTGTTGCAGTGCCTTGTGCAACAAACCATAGTTCCAAACGATTGATATGCCGTTGCATACTTAACGATTTTCCCGGATCAACAGTAAGTTCTTTAACTTTGACTTCTGGTCCGTTCTCATGTAACACCCGATAATAGCCCCATTGTCGTTCTGTCTTCGGAGCTTTCCATTCTTCAAGAATCCAACTAGAACTGTTAGCTTTATCTTCTCCGCCTACTCCGAACACGAATTCAAGATTGTCATCTATGATATTCATTTCTGGAATATTATTTAGGGTTCTATCGCCACCGTTAGCAAAAATAATTTTGTCTTGCGGAAATACTCTTCGGGTCCACTGTATAGCATCTTTTGCACTGCCATCTTTATCATTAAACGGAATAGTGTAATCTACTCCTTGCAATGATTGTATAATAGAAATTCGATCCTCAAAAGGCATGAATGACCGGCCCTTTTTACGAGCCAGCCATTCATCACTATTAACACCTATAACAAGTATGTCGCCAAGTTTACGAGCGGCGTTGATATAGTTTAAATGCCCACTATGCAGCGGGTCAAAACCACCTGTAATGACAACAACTGTTTTAGGCACGGCGTCGTGCCGCTCCTTGTTCTTTGTATTTTGCGTAATCAATTTCCCATTGATTACGAGGACGCTGTCCTGTTAGCATTCGCTGAAACTGCTTATAGTTCCAGCTCCGAGTGTTGTATAGATCAGCTTCATTGAAGCGATAACCGAACTCTACGCAAAAGTTACGATACCGATCCAAATCATTAAAAATCTGATTGATGCTGATAGTCTTGATAGTATTTGCCATTTTATTTTCCTTAGATGACAAGTGATTGATAGGGTTTAGTTGTGTTGTAGTAGATAGTGGCACCGTTCTCACCGTCTTCTGATACAGTGATTTCAATGTCACGGTCGGGGTAGCGACTTGCAATAAACTCATATAGGTCATCGCAAATCATTTCACAAGACTTGTGGTCAAGTTGCATCACTCCAGACTTGAAACTATTTTCAAGCCATCGTTTGAACTGAATAAACTCAATGTCACGGTCATTGTGAGTTACCTGAATCGCCACTGTAAAATGAAAGATGTGACGATGCGGGTAACCTAGGAAACTAACGTCATATTCGTCGCCAGTTGCCAATTTCGGATCGGTGTCTGCACCGGGATACTTATGAATACCTTCACGCTGAAAAGTAACCCAAATCATACGCTTTGCAGCACCCTTGATTCGGTCACGTTTATCAGCATGAGCTTGTGGGATATTTGTTTCGATTGTCATTTAGTTAAATCTCACTGAATTAAATAGATCATAGTCGGTTTTTAAATAAGAGTCAAGTGCTTTGGTCGCCAATTCATTGTTAGCAAGATATTCCAACGCACGGTCTCTCCAACCCATTCCATTGACCCTAGAATTTACAAAAGTGCTATCAACCGGGGTTCCGAGAAAGGAAGCAACGGTTTCGGAAAGACTATCATCTACTTTAAAGTATATAGGATTGTTTAAGCTTCGAATAAAAAATGTTTGTGGACTAGTGTGTTCATCAAACAGTAAGTTACTGAACATAACCTTAAATATGTTATTGCAAAATTCAACAGAGTTAGTAGCTTCATGGTATAAGAAACTATGGTGTCTGCTGAGAAATTCTCCTAATCCAGCGATGTACCTCTCTTTGGGTTCTCTCAAGAATACCAGTGCATTCAAGTCAAAAAGACGTTCAGCAACAAACGATTTTGTTTCCCAACCTAATGCTAAAAAATATTGTTCTGCCCATGAGCTAGCACACTTAGGAATCTTTGGACAAATAAATGATTTGTTATCCGTATAAGATATACCGTAATGCCAATCTGGATGTTGAAAATCAAGCATATAAATATTAGTCTAGGACTTCTGCAATTATCATCATATTTTCACTTTAGCATTAATGTGTAGGAAATGCAATTGTTTTGGTCACTTCCAGTAATTTCCCCAGAGCCAAGTAATCACGCTCCATCGGTCACCGGACGTGATTTTTTTAACGCTGTGTGGGAAAAAACTAGGAAAAGCTACTACGGAGCCTTGCTCTATTTTTACATCTTTTCCAAAAATATTAAGTTCACCGCCGTCATAGCTATTTTCTTTTGATAAGAACACGACTATCGTTAATTTTCTGTCAATATTTTCTGAAAGAGCACCATAGTTATCAAAGTGAGAACCAAAATAATCACCACCTTGATATCTTTTGATTTCATATGGTTCAGCAAAAGAAATATCAAAGTTGAAAAAGTTATTAATTTCACTATATGTTTCTTGTAAGTCAGAATGAATAGAATGGTCTAACGGTAGCAAACAACTAGAAAAACTAGTAGTGAAGAATTCAGGGTATTTGTCTTCTCCCCTATTTAACGAGTCTGCACTAGCATTAATCAATTCTTCACATGCGTCATTAGACAGTACCCCTGCCTTAACGAATATCTTTTTAGATAAATCTAAGTTAATTTTAGGTTTAGAAAGATTAGGAATCATCTAGTACTTCTGCCATCAAGTCATCAGTATCGTCAATGACTTCATCAATTTCAATATCGTCTTTGGTATCGCAGTCTGCGACTTCAAACAACTGGTCAAACATAGTATGAGCATTGATAGCCTTTTTACCAGAAAAACCCTGACCAGCTTTCATTTGCATCCAAAACTTGCTGTATTTTTCAATTAGCTCTAGGCTTTTTTGACGATCCTTCAATGAAAAAATCTCATCAACGATGTCCGAGAAGTTAAGATTACCAAGAGGATCCATTACCATCTTCGGCTTGATGCCATTCTCATAGCGGCGATTAGCTTCCTGAACCGCAGTCATATGTTGATACACGTTATGTGCCTGCAATAGGGTGTAACTAAGCGTGTCCCAGCTAGTCTTTGTTTCTTTGCCGTGTTGACCTAAGAAGCCCTGTCCACGATAGCAAAGATCACGTAGCAACATCTTATCAGTTACCGGGCTGTCAGTAAAAACTTTGTGAACACCGTCAGCCAGACAGCCATCACTGAACTTGCGATTATCTGTTGCGTAGTTCTTGTTTTCAGCAGTCTTTTCCATTGAATAAGACCATTTAGTATTATGCTCAAATGTGTTATTGTTATATGCAAGCCCTTTAGCAGCACTAAAGAACGGACTAGCACAGTCAAACGTAATCTGTAGCTTAGGATTATGATGTTTGCGAATCGCCCTCTGAATATCAGTAAAGAGGACAGCATACTCCATAATCGAAGTACCAAGACAGTGAATCAAGTCCTGCTTGCCTTCTTCAAGATAGCCATCGTGAATGATTCCTACAAGACGCTTAAGCATCAAGTGAATGTCAATCTTGTTTTGACCACCGAATGCCCAACCATTAAAAGCTTTATCGCCGTAGACGTTCGTATCGCAATACTTTTTCATTTCTTCGTACCACGCATCTGACTGACCATGATTACGACCCTGTAGAACGTTTAGAAACTTGCAACGACCATCGCGGTTAGCAACAAAGTATTCATTGTTAATATGAGTAGCAGTGATAGCATCTTGGATAGTCTTAATACCGTGTGTTGATTTACCAGTTCCCGGTATGCCCTTCTTAGTCTTTGGATCCTTCTTCTGCGTTTTTGGATCCTCAATATGATAAGTTGTTAGAGACTGTGATGGAATATCAAGACACATGCCATAGTCCATGTATTCATCCATCCAAGTAAGAACTTGTTGACGCTTCTTCATAGCACGAGGACAGTTAGGATCTTTCCAATCTGCTGGCCATTGACATTTAAGAATCTGGAATCCACCAGAGTCACCCAACATAAACGTATTTTGACGATCACGTTTGCGAATGATTGATTCGTTATGGTCATTCTTCGTAATGTCTAAGTTTGCGTGACCAGCAGAATATAGTCCCCACTTGTAAGTGTACAAACCTTCCTTCTCATTGAGAAAATTTAGTTTCTCAACATCACCGTTGAATGCCGCAGGGATTCTTGCTGCATCAAAGTATTGTTCACCTTCACGTTGCTTGCCTAAGCCAGCAATGAAGAAAGACGAGACTGCGGGCAGAAACAATGCCCAATCGGGATTGTGACTGTTTGAAAGGTTAATTTGTTCCAACTTTTACTTCTTCCTTCGTAAGTATTTGAACCATCTTTATCTTATCATCAAGTTCTTTTTTCTGTTTAATAAGGTCAGCGATGGTAGCATTAGATGCTGCTAGCCTATCAAGTTCGGCTTCTTCTGCAATCTTCCGATTAGCCCAATCTAATGCATGTTCAGCATCGGGAGTTAAGCCAACACTAGCATGACCAGTGCTGATTTCGATCCAAATTTGACCATCATAAACTTCAAGTCGCTGCATTTGAACGTTGTATCTAACATCCCCAACATTCATATAACCTGAACTAGAGTTGATATATGTGTGTGCAGGCATTCCGCCCTGCACCATCACATATCTACCTGCTCCGCTAACCGTCCGTAGCATTACTTAGCCTGTGCGGGCAACAAATAACGATAGTTAGCGATACCGCTGTCAACAGTGATTTCAGCAGCGCCTGCGTCACTGAAACGAACAACCTTGTCGCCCGGAAGATCCATGATTGCAAGGAATACCTTAACAGGCCAGTTCCAAGCCTTCGTCAAGTTGCCAGTTACATTAGGCTGAAACACAAAGTTACCTGAGTGAGTAGAAGGGTCACCGAAGTAAATCTTCAAGTCACCGCTGTCAGTCTTAGTCTTGAAGTTAAGTTCTTCGCTATTAGCACTTGCCTGCTTCTTAAGACGCATAACGCCAGCAACAGTAGGTTCAAACTCAACGTCCCAAGCAGCACCCTTGAACGTTACAGACTTTACCTTATCTTCAACAACAACCTTGCTCATCAAACGATAGTCGTTAACGAAGTCACCAGTTGAAGTCTCAAAGTGAATTGCTGTAGGGACACTCTCACCGTCTCTCGTATCACGAGTAACATTGATGATAGCCTTATCATCATAGTCATCAAAGCCGAGAATAGTCTTGAGCTTGCTCAAGTTAGGCATACCAAACGTGCCCTGAAACCCGTCAATAGGAGTCTTAAATGTGCCAGTTACGATAACTGACTTATCTTCTGCATATGCAGCAATCTTAGTTTCGGTATCTGAACCGTCAATTTTAACAAGTTCAACTACACCTAGTCCATAAGTGTGCTGAATCAAATCAAGTAAATAATCTTTCATGTGTTTTCCTTTTAAGTATTTAGGTTTGTTATATACGTATTATAGTGGGATTTAATGCAAAAGTCAATGAAGTTGTTAACCGAAATCAAATAAATCACCGACAGTGCTGTTCGTATTAGTGTCTTGTCTAATTTTCCAATTAAGAACGCCTAACAGATTGTCAATCTTCTCATCAACTAACTTGCGTTCCATATCAAGGTCATCAAAGGGAAGATCCAGGAACCATTGAGGAAGTCTAAGCTCGTCCGTTGGATATGCGATTGAAGTAAACCCAAGTGGATTGTCCTTCAGTGAACAAACAACGACCTTCATGCCGTCAACTATCTTTTGGCTATACTGGTCACCATTCATCTTGCGTAAATAGTTGTAGTTAATAGCTGCTCTAGCATGACCAACTCCGCACTTACCAGTCTTTTCAAACTTGATAGTGTGATTAGTCAGGTTGTTAACAGACTTCGGAGAACCCTTAGTCCAACTATTTTGTTCTCCTAACCAAGTCTTGAATTCTCTAATCTTAGTGATAACCTCATCACGTGGCGCACCACCTAGTACCATCATGAGAACTTCCATGAGGAACTCTTGAACATACTTGGGAGTATCTGCTCTCTTAAGGTCAAGACCCATAGCCTTAATCTTTCCAGCTTTACCATCCTTATCTTGGCGTTTACCTTCTAAGTCAAAGATGTTAATAGCATAACGCTTCTTTGTGATAAAGAGAGTGCGATCACCGATAAGTTCACGACCAGCTTTAATCACTTCGCCATTCTTACGAGGACAGTGAAATGCCTTTTCCATAAACGCGGGGAAGCTAACGTTAGTTAACTCTGCAATTTGATCATACAAATCAATGCAAGCATCCTTTGTCCATTCAAGTTCACCGGATTCGATTCGGTCCTTAAGAATAGGATATGCGCTGAAATAACAAGAGTCAGTGTCGCCATACACAATCGCATCACCGTCGTGTTGATACGTTTCTGTAATCGTTTCGTTAATTTGGCTCATCATGTGTTTAACAATCTGGCGACCGGATAGCGTAACTGACTGACCGATTCGTTTGTCATAGAAACGACAGTGTTCGTTCAACAGTGCTCCGTATGCTGAGTTAAGCAAAATCTTACGAACTAGCTGACGCTTATCGTAATACTCAAACTTTTCAGTGCCATATGCTTCTCTAGCTAGCTTTTGAGTTTCTTTACGCTCTGAATACCAGCGTGATAATAGTCCTGGAATGATGCCTTCTTTCTCATACGTAAAGATTGTACCATTAGCACTAATCATCCAAGGGCGATGACTGTCAAAGATAAGCTTCCAAATCTCTGCTGCGCTCATTTCAACACTACGACCATCTTCATAATCAATAGTGAGCGTTGTTCCTCGTTCTTGATTCATAATAGCAGCATATTCTAATGAACCAAACATATTTTCCCAAAGAACTGCACCAGTTACTGCATCAGCATCGTCACCGTTCTTCTTCTTGCGTTTGTCTTTAGCTAGAGACATGCTCTTGTCGTGCATATATTTGTCAGTTATTGTTTGTCGAACTTGACCCACGATTGTTTCCGGAGCCATGTTCAATGCACGAATAGCAGACGGATACAGTGAGTTAATGTCAACTGCGCCTACCCATTCATGGATGCCCTTCTTTGGAGTAGCAACATATGCACCGGCAGCTTGTTGTTCTTCTCCATAGATATCCTTGCGCTTTTTGTCAGGGACAATCATGTCACGGCGATGTGCTTCATTATAGATAGCCATTTCAATCATTGCCACAGAACCCATAACGACCGGCAGCAAGACTGTATTTTCATGCGCTAGTGCGTTTGCAAGGTCAAGAAACTTGAGTTTGTCATGGATTTTAAACACAAGCATCGTATCTTGTCGGTTATATTCTACAAAAGTTTTGAAATCTTTGTTATATAACTGATCCAAACTACCTTCGTATTGAGTTTTTCGCTCACCCAATTCATATTCACCGATTGCGTCTAGCGAATAACTGTGGCGCGATTCGTAGTTATACTTCTTGTATAATTGAAGATAATCCAGATGAATACGACCGATTAAATCGAAAGTCTGTTCTTCTTTACCAAAACGTTCATAAGTACGTGGCTTAGGCATTTGTCCGAGCAAACAGAATTTGCGTGTATCATCTTTGCTCATAATACGAGTAACACGATTCACACAATAGGGAATATCGTACCCTTCTGAGTTCCAGCCAGTCAATACGTCTGCGTCTTCGATTAAGTCAAAGAATGTCTCAAACATTTCAATTTCTGACCTAAACAAAAAACAATTTTCAAAATCTTTGGTTAGTTCTTGCGCGGTCTCATCACTCATATGCTTCGGGGGAATGACAAGAGTAACGAGTTGATCCAGCCAATCAAGATATACTGAAATAGCGGTCACTGGATTGAATGGATCATCAGTCGGACTAAAACCCTTTTCAGGATCAAAGTCCGTCTCAATATCGAAGAATGCTGTGTGAAGTTTTGGTGGTTCGGCATTCAAATAGTTGTCAGATAAACACCTAAAAACTACGTTGATATCACTTTCGAAAAGAGTCTTGCCTCTATGCATTCTCTTTTCTTTTTCAAATTCTGCCTTCTTGCGAGTAGAAAATCTACTTACTCTATCGCCGTAGATAGATTGATATTTACCCCTAGGGTCCTCATAATAGAAAACATAGTTTGTAGGTAGTTCTTTATAAGCTCGTGTACCCTCAGGTGTACGCTCTACTACGTAGATTTTATCTGCTTTTGAATCTAGAACGGCATCAACGTATGACATTAGCT